CGGGGCTAAATTTTTGGCAGCTGCGCCTACACCAAACTGGTGCACCTCCTCGTGCCAGGGGCGTGGCTGCTTTTTTTAAGGATTAAGCATGACAATTTTATTGGCAGAAAAAACACTGGCGGCAATAAACGAAGCCATCGAGTCCGATCAAGACCAAGCGCCAGGCCGCGCACATCTTGGCGCAAGCATTATTGGCCGCGAGTGCAGCCGTGAGCTTTGGTACACGTTTCGCTGGGTTGCCAAAAAGCTGCATCAAGCGCGCATCTTGCGCCTGTTTTCGCGCGGGCAAAACGAAGAAGAAAGGTTTAACGAATACTTGCGGCAAGGCGGGCTGACCGTCTGGGATGTAGACCCGGAAACTGGAGAGCAGTGGCGCATCTCTGACGTTGGGGGTCATTTTGGCGGCAGTCTTGATGGCGTAGTTTTAGGCTTGCCAGACGCGCCAGAAGAGCCGCACGTCAGCGAACAAAAAACGCACAACACTAAGAGCTTCAATGCCGTTGTGCGGCAAGGCGTGTTGGCAAGTAAGCCTGAGCACTATGCCCAAATGCAAATTTACATGCACAAGATGGATCTCCATTGGGCGCTCTATCAGGCAGTCAACAAAGACAATGACGATCTCTATTTTGAGCGCATAGCTTACGACCCGCAGGCCGCTGAGCAGCTGCTGCGAAAGGCCAAGAACATCATCGCAAGCGAAGGCCCGCTTGAGCGCATGAGCGATGACCCCACTTGGTATAAGTGCAAATTTTGCGACTACCACCCAATCTGCCACGGCAACCAAACGCCAGCCGCGAACTGCAGAACCTGCGCGCACAGTACGCCAGTGCTATCTGGCACCGCTGGCCAGTGGAAGTGCGGCAAGCACCAAAAGCCAAGCACCGTGGAGGCGCAAGGCAAAAGCTGCAACCTGCACAATTTCATTCCGCCGTTGCTGGCGAACTGGGCAGAGGCGACTGACACAGACGGCGATAACGTCACCTACATTAACAAGCTCACCGGCAACCAGTTTGTAAATGGGCCTGGCGGGTACCTGTCTAGCGAGATCGCTGCAGCTGAAGACCCCCGTATCATTGGCGATGCGACAACCGACAGCTTGCGCCAAGCATTTAATGGCAAGGTCGCGGGCTGATGGATGCCTTCTTAGAGGAAATGCGCAAGATGAAAGAGGCGCAGGCCGCTGAGCTTTTGGCACGCAGTCAAGTCAAGCGCAACTGCCTAAGCTGTGAGCGCATGGCAGACCAGCCGGGGTACTGCACTACATTTGAGGCATCGCCCCCGCAAGAATTTATTACAAGAGAAAACGCCTGCGAAAAGTGGGTCCAAGAAATCCCGTTTTAAGGAGTAGAAGTATGTGCAAGTTTGCACAAGCCATAAGCGCGCAAGCGCGCCACAGTAAAAGGTCGCATGGTTGGGAGTCAGCTATCACCCGCAGGTTCCCGTTTGGAGTGCCAGATGATGTGGTCAAGTCGGTGCTTAAATTGCTAGAAGAGACAACCATGCGCAAGACTGAAATCGCCCGTCAGCACAACCTTACGCCAAGCAGCGTCTACAACATCAAAAACAGATACACCGTGTTAGCCGATGGCAGCGTGGACAGGATGAATCGCAACGACAACCCAAACAGGAAAAACAAAAAATGCTAAGTAATAACGAAATTAAACTGCAGCTAAACGCACTCGCCATCGAGCGCGCAGAAAGCGGCAGAATCACTGGCGGTTTTAGTAAGGTTGCAGACGAAATCGGTGTGGATTACGCGACTGTAAAGCACTTCGTCCAAGGCGACATTAAAACCCCTGCGCCAGCCACCTTGCAAAAGTTTAACGACTACTTGATAAATGGCCCCGCGCCAGTCGTCCCAAAGCTCAGCAAAGAAAAACAGGCCGCAGCCCCGGAGCATTACCGCCAAGGATCAATTGAGTGCATCGACGCGATCCGCGAGAGCATGACCCCTTATGACTTCGCCGGGTACTGCAAGGGGAACGTCATAAAGTACACCTGGCGCGCGCATAACCACAAAGAATCGCCTCTCGTTCACCTAAATAAAGCGGCAGATTACCTGCGCTGGTGGATAGAGACAGAGGCGCAAATTGCGGAGGCTGGTGATGGAGGCTAACGAAGGACTACTAAGTTACAAAGGCGTAGCCGAGCTTACATCGCTTAGCCGCCAATCACTTGCGCGCATGGTCAACGATGGCAAGTTTCCATCGCCCGTCAAATACGGCAGTCGCGTTTTCTTCGTGCGCGCAGAGGTGAATGATTGGGTTGACCAGTTGGTTAAGCAGCACAGAGAAAATTAGCATAGGTCTGCATCAGCTTAGCCCTGCGCGGGAGCAATACGTCTCTCGCGTAAGCTGACCTGACATCTGATCGGCTGACGTGGCTCAGCTGAATCTCAGAAAGCTCATCGTCAAATTCACGCACACCCTCAACCACTCTGTGCCAATCCTTGAAAGTCGTTCGCATCCCGTGCAGCGACACGAGTACGCCATCGTCATCTAGCAGACCAAACCTATGCAGTTCTTTTCGCACAGCTACGTCTGATATATAACCCTTTGAGCCGCCGCCAGGAAATACAAAATCTGGCATCACAGAATAATTGCTGAATCCGGTTTTTTTGTCAGCCAGCATTGTGCAAAGCTGGTCTTGCAGCGGCACGTCCAAAGTGTAGACCGACTTCTTTCTTGTGAGCTTGGCAATCGGCGCGTGCCAGACTTGCCCGTCTAAATCTATCTGGTCCCAGCGCGCAGTTCGCACATCTATCTGGCGCTGCGCAGTGAGCATGATCATCTGTAATGCTTTCGCACTGTCATTGTTGCGCGCACCTAATTCATCGAAAAGCGCTGCCGCTTTATCGTGATGTAGCGCGGGCCAGTGTTTCACTTGCCCAGTAAACTCAGGGAGCAACTTGTAGATTCGCGTGCTGGCCGGGTTTGAGTTTGTGGTGTAGTCCTTGTCAGCCGCGTACTCCAGAATGTCAAAAATATACATCCGCACGCGCAGCGCTGTTTCGTTCTTATCAAGCCAGAGCGGTAGCAATATATTTTGAATATCGTCCTTGGTTATTTCGCCAACAGGCTTGTTGCCAATAATGTGACCGGCGTGGTTTTCCAGACGATGAGTCCAAGTCTGAGAGCTTCGCGCCGGGTTCTTCCAAGCAGGCGCTTTTATCTTTTCAATATACTCAGCCGCCAACTCAGAAAAAGTTATCCCAGCATTGGCGGCTTTGGTTTGGCTGGCCTTGGCCTTCTTCTTTTCTTTTTGCAGTTGCTCTGCGGGAGTGACTTGGTCATTGGCCATGCCAGCCATCAAAGATTCTGCTTTTTCTTTGGCTTGAAGCAGTGTCAGCTTGGCAGTGCTGCCTAAAGATTTGTCGATGACTTTGCCATCTAGTTGATAGCGCAACACGAAGGTTGCGTAAATTTTGTTGTTCTTCCGTTTGGCTTGGACTGAAAGGTTGTCGGTAACTCGATACCGCCCTGGCTTTTTCAGCGAGGCTATTTGACGTGCTGTAATTTGCTGCATTTTCCCCCCATTTTCCCCCCATTTGTATTGGACAATATGGTACAGCATGAGAATGCATGAGCGCAACGCGCTCGTAAGTTGTTGTTTTTGTTACAGTATTTTACAGCATGAGAAATGGTTGGTGTCCGGGTCCGGGTACCAGCCAGCTATGTGCGACAAGGGTTTACGGGGAGTTTAGAATTTTCCCCCCATTATTCCCCCCATCTGTTATTGCTGCTGCAATCCAGCTGAAGCGCCTGTTACCCCATAAAACAAATTCGGCAACCTGCGCTGAGCGGCTGAGATAAAGCCTTCAACATTCTTTGGGCTAGATTGCGACATCAATCTTGCTGCTAGTTCTGGGTCTAACATTGCTTGGACCAATAGCTCTTGAATGTCGCTTTCTCCCAAACCTAAAAAGCTCAGTTTTGATGCGAGCGCTTGCGCGGGCTTAGTCTCGCCAAAACCGCCAAAAGTCTTTCCTATTAAAGAAGCGATACTTAAATTTTTCATAGTGTCGCTGCCAGGGGCGCGAACACCTGGCGCAGTCGCTGCAGTTGATCTTTGAATGTCAGTTAGTATTTTGTTAACTCGCCGCCGTTGAGCTTCAGAAAGTTTTGCTAACTTTTCTCTACCAGCTGGCCCGCGTAATTGTGCTGTAAGTTTGGCAGGACTTAACACGCCATCGCCGGTTACTAAGTTGGGGGTAGCAACCTCGCTGCGCATTTGTATGTCTTGTAAAGTTTCCATCTGATTGACCGGCTTACTTCTTTGCGCGTATGTAGACAAGTAGTCTGCAAAGCCAGGTGCCGCAGACTCTAAACGCTCATCAATCAGCCCTACTATCGAGCTTAACTGCTTTCTTGCTAAGCGCTGGTCTTGGGCCTCGCCCGATAGCTTGCCCTGCATAGCCCTGACTATTTCTTTCCTAAGCCCATATAAGTCTTCTGCACTTATAGGCATCAAATTACCATCGGCATCAGCCGTTAAATCGCTTAACTCTTTGATGTGCGTGTTGATCGCGTTGCGAACAGTCTTTTGACTACGCACACCTGGCTGGTCCCTGATAACGCTCATCACGCCAGCTAACTCATTAGTATCTATACTGCCAGCGCCATCAAAAGCATTTTTTAGCATTGGCAGCGCGGCAGCATCCCTCTTGTCCATCGCTCCTCTAACTGTGTCTGGATCTCTCGCCATCTTGCTGAGCATTTCAGTTCTAGCTGTTTGTTGATCTATGTTGCGCATCCCTAAACGATTAGCTTGGTCAATGGCGCGCACTGGTGTTTCAAATGCTGCTAAACCGGGATCTCGCGCAGATTGCGCTGTGGTTGGATAACTGCCAGGGACAAGCACTTCAGAGTTTTGCTGTAAATTCTTTATGGCCTTTTCCGGGTTGGTAGAAACGCTTCGCAATAACTGGCCTGCAATTTTTTCTTGCTCACTATTGAGCAGAGGCTTGCCAATGTCATATCCCACGCCAGCGGCATTTAGTGCTAAAGGAAATGCAGCACCCATCATAGTGCCTTGTACTGCCCCGCGACCCCGGTCCTCATTGTCAGACAGAGCACCCGCAACTGCACCCTCGCCAGCGCCAAGCCCAATACCTCTGGCCATCATAGCAAGGCGGCTTGCATTTGCTGCTGCTGACGCAGGACCAAGCCCAGCACCCACTCCGGGTATAGCTGTTAAAGCAGCTGTCGTACCAAGCGCCCCAAGTGTTTGACCAGCAAGAGCCTTGGCCGTGTTATCAGATTGATAGTTTTGAATCCCTTGATTGATGGCAGATACTTCCTCGTCGTAAGGATTTCCCGACACAAGAGATCGCGCAAACCCAGCAAGCTCATCATACCCGCCCATCAAAGCGCCTTGCGCAACCTGAGTGCCAAACCCAGACTCGTCGGCTCTTACGTTTAATTCAGCAGGCGTTATTTTTTGGTTTACATAGTATTCTTCAAAGTTGGCAGCAGTTGCGTTTTGTGAGCGCATTTTTTCTAGGTTGCGCAGATGTCGATCTCTCTCTTTATTTTCCATTAGTCTTTACGCTCCAAGTCGAATTTATCCATAACATCATCATCTAGCCGACTAAAAGGGTTCACAATTACATCTTCATAACTAACACCTTGCTTTTCTGCCTCTGTTTTCCAGAATGTCGCTTGTTGCTCTACTTCACTCACATATGGTTTAAGATTTGCTGCAGCAGCTTTAATTAGATTTTCGCGCTGCGCTGGCTCAAGAAGTTCACCATTTGCTGCTTTTCTAAATGCATTTGATATAGCAACAGGCAACCCGCCAGTGTTGGCAATCATTTCAAATTCAGACTCACGAACAATTGAGCCAGGGTCTAAGACCTTCATAAAGTTAGTAAGCAACGCCACATCGCCATACGCGCTATTAAGATCAGCGCTTTCCCTAACCTTTTCAAAAGCAAAAAACGCCTCTTGCGGCACCTTGATTGACTTATTCCACCCTTCTCTTATTGCCTTACGACGACCAGATTGCTTGTCTTTGTCTTCGTCAGTCTGCTTGCGTTCGTCAATAATCAGCCTAGCCTGTTGGTCAGGTGTCATTGTCTTAGGAATAGTATCGACCAATATGCGCGTGCCTTTTTTAAACACTTGGATTGTGCCGCCCGTATCTACTTGGTCGTAGTCTTGCCCTGGCATGTAATCAATAACCTTTAAACCGCCGCGATCACCTAACTGGTACGCAATCTTATTGCCTAATTTATCAACTCCATATTGAGGTGTATTAGAGTAAGTCTCTCTGCTGAACGCTCTGGATACAACATCATCATAGGCAGCGTTGGGGTTGGCTTTTGCAAGTGCCAACTGAGCAGGCGATAAACCTATGGCCGCTGCTGACTCTGGGGTCAAATCGTTAAAGTATTGAGCCGCCCTTCTTCTATCGCCAATCTCGCTTTGCGCTTCTGCAATTTGCATTTGATATAACCTGTCCCTTGGGCTGAGCTTCATGCCTAAAGAGTATTGCAAGGGGTCCGTTATTTTGTTTTGCACTATATTTTGCATTGTGTTGAGAAAGCGACCCTTGCCTGTTGGCGGCTGGGGTTGGGCAGATTGCTGGTTGTTCACAAGCGCAGCTTGCGCCGGGAACAATTGCTGAGCCATACGCTCTTCCTCTAGCACCTCTTCATCAGTCATAAACTGTGACATCACATCAACCCTCTTTGTGCGCTGTTAAAATACCCAGTAGGTAACTGAGTCGCCTGCTGACCAGCTTGGTAGTCTTGCATTGCTTGGCTTTGAAACTGCTGCATACGCGCCCGCGACTTAGCTGCCGCTCTCTCTTCTTCGTCCAAGGTGCCGTCTAGTGCCATACGAAACCGCTGCTCAGCATAGGCAACAGGGTCTTGTGCTAGTGACGTAACACGATCTACCGCTCCACCAATCCGCCCCATCGCATACGCGCCAGGATCGCTGGCTATCTCGCGCAGCCCTTCCATGCGCTGGCCGACTAAATCGCCTACCGACATCATCTCTCCTGGCCTAACTACTGAACTAGGGTCTAGTACACTAGAATTGGGAGATCTACCTAATTGCATCTCCCCTGGCCTAACTACTGAACTAGGGTCTAGTACACTAGAATTGGGAGATCTACCTAATTGCATCTCCCCCGGTCTAACTACTGAACTAGGGTCTAGTGTTTTTTCTAAGTCTTCTTCATCACCCATCAACCCGTTTGGAAAGCCAGCTTTGCCAGCCATGACAGCCATCATTTTACTAAACATTATCCGACTCCTGCGTTAAAGCCACTGCCCTTGCTCGAACTGGAAAGCGGGTTAGGCAACAAGCCAGCGCCACTGCGAAGCACATCAAACATTCTGAACCTGTTATCTCGTTCTTCAGCAAATCTGCGATATCTGTCATCAAGCAGCTGTTGGCCAGCCATGCGTTGCTGCCCGCCAACGCCCTGCAATGCCTGCGCGTCCGCAAACCGCATACCGCGCAAGTCGCCGCCGAAGTTAGCCAACTGCTGCCCGGCCTGCAATCTCTGCCCAGCGCCCGCTAAGCCAGCTTGTTGGTTGGCTAAAGCCGCTCTCAGTGCCGCGTCTTGGTTGCCTTGCGCAGCCGCTAAGTAGTTGCTTGCGTTGAATTGTCCTGATTGCAGGCCAGCCTGCTGGTTAGCAAGCGCTGCACGCATATTCGCGTCTTGTGAAGCTAGGCCGCTTTGCAGTCCCATCTCCGCTTGCCGCTGGCTTGCTTGTTGAGCGCGACCAGCTGAGTCTCGTGCAGCTGAAAGTGCAGAGTTTTGATTAGCTTGCTGTCGCGCAAAGTTAAGCTGCTGGTTTTGCTGGCCAGCTGATAGGCCCGCCTGTTGATTAGCCAATGCAGCTTGCATGGCAGACTGCGCGTTCTGACCGCCCGCGTCTTGCGCACGATTGAGGTCTGTTTGCGCAGCCGCTTGAGCGTTTTGGAATGCTTGATTGCGCAGGTTCATGGCCATGTCGCTGGCCTGCCTGCCAAAGTTTCTGTTGGTTTCTGCCTCGACCAACGCTTGACGATCACCGCCAAAAGCGTTTGCTGATACTGCGCTTGCAGCGTTTTGGTTTTGCGTCATTTCGCGTGCGCGGTTTAGGTCGCCCATCGCTGCGTCGATCACGCCTGACGTGTATTGGTTTTGGTAGGGCGACAAGTCGGTGTTTGCCAAGCTCTGCGCCTCCACTGTTTGCCCGCCAACACTCTGCGCTTGGATGCCGGGTAACGCTTCAATCTGTTGCGCGTTAATTCCCTGACTGGCAATGTTGCCCACTCCGACCGGACCAGTTGGCCCGACATTTTGTGCGCTTACATTTTGATTGCCCACTGTCTGCGCGTTTGCCATTGTCGGCTGAAAGTTCATGCCAGCTTGTGCGCCAGTTATCGCCTGATTCATTTCAGCTTGCCCAACGCCAGCGCGTGCTGTGTTAGCAGTCATGTTCATGCCTTCAAGCTCAGCTGGCGCTAATGGCGCAACAGTTGCTGCGTCATACGCTTGGTATGGCGTTTGCGCAAGCCTCTGGCCAGTGCGAAATGTGCTCGTTAGCATTCCTTTCAATTCTGGGTCAAAGGTTTGGCTTGAGCTTTGTTTATTTTTGCCCATGCTCATATCACATAGCTCCTATGTTGAAATTGTTAAATCGTGGGTTGTAGTAGGCGATCTCTTCATCTTCTTCTGCCGCATCAAGGATGGGCATTGCTGGCACAACGCGAGAAGGCGTTGTCGTAGCACTCAGCAAGTCTTGCCCTCGCATTCCTAGATCTAGTTCAGGAAAAACTTCTTGGCCTTGAGCGCCTACTCGACTAAACCCGGTGGGTACATCAAACCCACGCCTTGCCATTTCTTCGTTTTGCTGAATTT